TGGGCCTGTCGCGCCAAATCTGATAGACGAATACCTTAAATCCCTGCAAGCCCGCCGATAAAGGACACCGAAATGGAAAATGAGATCAACGACCTAGTCAACGAGTTGGAGCAGGAAATCGACCCCAACGTGATGAGCGACGACGAGCTGCAGGGCATCGTCGGCAAAGAGATCGACGACGCGATTGACTACATCGACAACAACATCTCGCCGATCCGCGCGCAGGCGACCGAGTATTATCGGGGCGAGCCGTTTGGCGATGAAGAGGACGGGCGCAGCCAAGTGGTCAGCATGGACGTACGCGATACCGTACAAGCCATCCTGCCGTCGCTGATGCGGATCTTCCATAGCACCGACAACACCGTTGAATACGCGCCGCAGGGGCCCGAGGACATCGCCGCGGCGGAGCAGGCGACCGACTACGCGAATTTCATCATCAACCGCGACAACAACGGCTTCTTGGCCATGCACTCCGCGTTCAAGGATGCTCTGATCCGCAAGGTTGGCATTCTCAAGTGTTGGTGGGATGACCAGACCACGATTGACGCCTACAGCTACACTGGCCTCGACGATAACGCGCTGGCGGCGCTTGCCGCTGATCCCGACGCCATGATCACCGTGCAGGCGTCTATGCCTGTCGGCGAGCCTGCGCTGAACCCCATGACGGGTGAAATGCTGCCGCCTCCGATGATGCACGACGTGCGCGTTGAATATACGCGCCCCGATGGACGCGTTAAGCTGGAGGCTGTGCCGCCCGAGGAGCTGCTAATCTCCCGCGAGGCCAAATCTATCGCGGAAGCAGATTACGTCGCTCACCGGCGCATTGTGACAGTCTCAGAGCTGGTTGCGATGGGATATGACTACGACGAGGTCGCCAGCATGTCATCCGCGTATGACGACATGAACACCAACGTCGAGCGGTACGTCCGCAACCCCGCGCTGACCAACGAGATGAACGAGCGCAACGATCCGGCGATGCGTAAGGTGCTGTACGTCGAAAACTATATCCGCGTTGATTATGACGGCGACGGCATCGCGGAGCTGCGCAAAATCTGCACGGCGGGCGACGGCAACAAGATACTGAACAACGAGCCGATTGACATGGCCCCCTTCGCCACGTTCTGCCCAGATCCAGAGCCGCACGATTTCTTCGGCATTAGTGTGGCGGATACCGTCATGGACATCCAGCGGATCAAGTCTGTCATCATGCGCAACACGCTGGATAGCTTGGCCATGTCCATACACCCCCGCGTGGCTGTCACAGAGGGCATGGTTAATTTAGATGACGTTATGAACACAGAGGTCGGCAGCATCATCCGCCAGCGTCAAGCCGGTCAGGTGCAGCCGCTGTCGATGCCATTCGTTGGCCGCGAGGCGTTTCCCGTCCTGCAATATATGGATCAGGTTAAAGAGGCCCGCACAGGCATCTCAAAGGCGTCTCAGGGGCTAGACGCCAACGTGCTGCAGTCTACCACTGCCAGCGCCGTTGCAGCGACTGTGAGCGCCGCCCAGCAGCACATCGAGCTGATCGCGCGCGTCTTTGCAGAGACCGGCATGAAAGACTTGTTCAAGATCGTGCTGCACCTGATCACGACGCATCAGGACGCGCCTCGCATGGTTCGCCTGCGCAATGAGTTCGTGCCGATTGACCCGCGTGTGTGGAATAGCAACATGGACGTCTCGATCAACGTCGCGCTTGGCCGTGGCACAGACGCCGAGCGCATGATGATGCTGCGCCAGATCGGCGAGATGCAGAAGGACGCGATGCAAACCATGGGTGCGCAGAATCCGCTGACCGACATCACGAAGCTCAGCAACACGCTGAAGGCGATGACAGAGCTGGCCGGTTTCAAGGATACGTCGCAATTCTGGAGCAATCCCGCAGAGTTTACGCCGCCTCCGCAGCAGGACAAGCCGGACATCAACGAGATGCTGATACAAGTGCAGATCCAGCAGATCCAAGCGGACATCCAGAAGAAGGCCGCGCAGTTGCAGCTTGACCGCGAGAAAATGCAGATGGATGACGACCGCAAGCGTGACGAGCTGGAGGCGGAGCTGTTTGTAAAGGCCGAGGAGATGAAGGCCAAATATGGCGGACAGTTGAACGTGGAGCAGATCAGATCCGAGCTGGCGATCAACCGCGAGGTTCTGAAGGCGCAGGCGGACGTAATCAAGGAGGCTGCGCGTGAAGACTAAGCAGCAGGTCATTGATGACGGCAAGCAGGCGCAGCGACTTTTAGACGATACCGACCTCAAGCGATTTCTCGCTGAGATCGAGCAGGATTGCTGGCGCGAGTTCAAAGCGACTGGCGTTGGCGATGCGGACAACCGAGAGGCTGTCTACATGAAACTGCGCGGGGTTGAGCTGGTTCAGCAATCCCTGCGTGCAATGGCGGACAACGCGACTATTGAAATGAAACAGAAATAGCCGCATAATAAAGGAGATTGACGCAAAATGTCAGATACTAACACCCCGCAAGGGATTGGCCTGACCGACGCGCAAAATGCAATCAGTGCTATGTTTGCACCCCAAGAGGATAATGCAGAGGCAACTGATGCGCTAGAGACTGAAGCTGAAACTGAAGATCAGGATCAAGCTGATGTCGAAATGGCTGACGAAGAGATCGACAATTCACCCGTCGAAGGATCTGAAGTCGAGCTTGATGAAGAGGACGACGCCGACAGCTCTGGCGATCAATCCTTCGACATACTATCCGCCACGGTGGAAGTAGACGGCGAAGAGATTACGGTTGAGGATCTGAAAAGCGGACATCTAAGGCATCGAGACTACACCCGTAAGACGCAGGAGCTGGCTGAGATGCGCAAGTCGTATGCAGCAGAAGCCGAAGCAATCGAGCGGGAGCGTGCGCAATACGCTCAACTACTGCCAGCATTAAGCCAGCAGATTGAGCAATCGGTGCAAGACGAGCCTGATTGGGACACACTGTACGACACAGACCCCACGATGGCAGCGAAAGCGGAGCGACAGTGGCGAAAGCAGCAAGAGCAGAAGAGCGCTCAGATGCAAGCCGTTCAAGCCGAGCAGGCCCGCCTGCGTGATCTTCAGCAGAAGAAAATGCAGCAAATGGAACAGCAGTATCTGGAAGAGCAAAGAACCGCTCTGCCTGATCTGATCCCAGAGTGGCGCGACCAGAAGGTTGCATCCACTGAAGCTGGGCAAATTCGTGATTTCCTCCTTACAGAGGGTTTTAACGAAGATGACGTTCAAGGGCTGAAAAACGCGACATTGGTCAAACTGGCGAGGAAAGCCATGCTTTACGACAGAGGCGAAACGCGGGCTAACGAGGCGAAAGTGAAGCCTAAGAAGCCGCGCAGCAAAACTCTAAAAGCAGGTTCTCGCGGTTCAGCGCCAAAGCCGAAGACTGCCGCGCAGGAAGCGCAACAGCGCCTACAGAAGTCTGGCCGCGTGCAAGATGCAGCGGCTGCAATTAAAGCCTTGCTATAATGGAGAAGAAATATGGCAATAGTAGCAAACACCTTTACGTCATTTGACGCCAAAGGTATCCGCGAGGATCTCGCAAACGTAATCGCGAATATCTCGCCCGACGAGGTGCCGTTCCAAAGTAATGTTGGCTCAGAAAGCGTTTCAAACACGTTTTTCGAGTGGCAAACTGACTCGCTTGCGGCTGTCGATAAGACAGCGGTAATTGATGGCGACGACGTAACGTCATTTGATAGCACAGCCGCAACGGTTCGTATTGGTAACTATACGCACATTTCACGTCGTACATTGATTGTTGCAGACAACTTGAATGCACAAGATTTGGCCGGAAGAAATGACGAAAAAGCATACCAGATGGCTAAGCGCGGACGCGAGTTACGCCGCGATATTGAGGCAGTTTTAACTGACAATAACGCACGGGCCGCCGGAAACTCATCTACAGCTCGCGAGACTGCTGGCTTGGGTGCGTGGATTGCGACCAACACCAACAAAGCTGGTGACGGTACAAACCCAACTGCCAACGACGGCTCAGACGCTCGTAACGACGGCACGCAACGCGATTTGACCGAGGCTATGGTCAAGGACGTGATGCAGCAGGCGTTTACGTCTGGCGGCAACCCATCAATCCTGATGGTTGGCCCACACAACAAAACCGTTGTGTCAGGCTTTGCCGGTATTGCTGCTCAGCGTTACATGGCTCCAAGCGACAGCCCGACCACAATTATCGGTGCTGCTGACGTGTATATGTCAGATTTTGGTACACTTCAGGTTGTGCCAAACCGCTTCCAGCGTGAGCGTGACGCGTGGTTGCTCGACCCAGAATATGCATCAGTATGCTATCTGCGTCCGATCAACTCAGTGGATCTCGCCAAAACTGGTGACGCTGACAAAGCCATGATGCTTGCAGAGTTTGGCTTGAAAGTGTCAAACGAAGCGGCGCATGGCGGCGTGTTCGATCTGAACGTATCATAAGATTGGAGGGGCGGCGTTTAGGCGTCGCCCCGCTATCACAGGAGGCAGCATGAAAAGATTATTCAGCCGCGACGTAGACACGGGTATTACCAAATACTGGCACGTCACCGGCAAGGGCGAATATGTGGTGGAGACTGTACAAGACACCCAGCATATCGCGGAAAGCAACAAGCGAGCGTATAATAACGTTGACGGCAAGTTTGGCGACATGCCGAAGGTGGCGTCGATCCCGCTTTCAGTGTATTATCAGCTCAAGAGCCAAGGCATTGTGGATGACCCTAAGCGTCTGAAGAAATGGCTGAACGACAGAGATAACCGCGTTTTTCGGACAAGAGCCGGAACGCTTTAAGGATAGCAGATGGCACTGACAACATATGCGGAGCTTAAAACGAGCGTGGCGGACTTCTTAAACCGCACCGATTTGACGAGCGCCATTCCGACGTTTATTTCGCTGGCCGAGGCTGACTTCAACCGCAAGATACGGCACTGGCGTATGGAAAAGCGCTCTACCGCTGTTATTGATAGCCAGTATACATCTCCGCCGGCTGACTTCTTGGAACCGATCAGGCTTAGCATGTTGAGCGGCAATACCAGCCGCTTGGAGCCAGTCAGCCAGTCGCAGATGATGGAGCAGCGCCAGCTTGGCCAAAACACCAGCGGCACGCCGCGTTTTTACGCGATCACCGACGGCTCAATAGAGGTGTACCCGAATCCAAACTCTGACACGCTAACGCTTGAAATGGTCTATTATGGAAAGCCAACCGCGTTAAGCGGCAGCAACGCCACTAATTGGCTTTTGACTTATTACCCCGATGCGTATTTATATGGCGCATTGGTTCACAGCGCGCCTTACCTTGCAGACGATAGCCGCATACAGGTTTGGGCGTCATTGCTGAATAATGCTATTAGTGGTATAAATTCAGACAGTGAAAGCGCAAAATATGGCGGCGTTGGATTAAAGATGAAAGCTAGGAGTTACTAAATGGCAACGTTAAACGATAGGGTACTAGATAACGGTTTGACCGTTTTGGACACCGAAGCAAATAGAGTTGATATATGCTCAAGCGAGCCAACCACATATTCGGCAGCGACAAGCTCTACTACGCTTGGCAACACAACCAGCATAAGCATTTCGGCTCCAGCCAATGCTTCGCCAAACGGGCGTAAGGTTACTTTGTCAGCTATCACTGGCGCATCTGTTACCGGCACCGGCACTGCAACGCATTTTGCGATTAGCGATACGACAAATAGTCGGCTTCTTGCTACGGGCGCTTTGTCATCCTCTCAGGCGGTCACATCTGGCAACACATTTTCGCTGACTGCATCTGACATCCGTATTCCAGATCCGTCATAAGATTTAGAAATGGTTGTTCTAAAGAACAGAGCAAAGGTGGCAACCAGCACGACTGGCACCGGCACTATTACGCTTGGCGCTGCGGAAGATGGGTATCAAACTTTCGCGGCGTCTGGCGTAGCTGACGGGAATTCTGTGCGCTATATTTTGGAAGAAGATGACGCTTTTGAAATTGGCGTTGGGGTGGTCGGATCAAGCGGCACAAGCCTCACCCGCAGCGTTATCGAAAGCAGCAACAGCAACAATCCTATTAATCTTGGCGGCGCTGCCACGGTATTCATTGGCTTTACGGCTGAAGACGCTGACAACCTTTTTGATCTAAATATTGCGCTAGGATAAAAAATGGCAAACACGTTTAAAAATTACACCTCTGCGTCCGTAGGAACGGGGGCCACAACGACTTACACGGTGCCATCTTCTACTACCGCAATTATGATGGGGTGCAACCTAGCAAACCGCACAACCAGCCAGATCGCTGTAGATGTGCAGGTAGCTGGCGTTTATTTGGTTAAGGGCGCTCCGATCCCCGCAAACTCAGCTTTGGGTGTATTGGACGGTAAGATCATTTTAGAGGCGGCTGACACAGTGGTTGTCACCAGCGATACAGCCAGTTCAACGGATGTGATTGTAAGCGTTCTGGAGCAAACCTAATGGCGGGTTATGTTGGAACCAAGGCGGTTTTATTAAGCACCACGGCTGCGACTGTTGGCGGCGATGCTGACATTGGCGGGGATCTGACGGTAGACACCAGCACCCTGCACGTTGACAGCGCGAATAATCGGGTTGGGGTAGGGACGATTTCGCCTTCTACTAAACTTGATGTAGAGTATGGCTCTGGAAACAGTTACCCCGCAGCGACTGTAGTTGGACCTATATTCTCTGACAAAACTGCAAGTGAAAACTTTGGATTAAACATCTTTAGCGATAACGCATCTAATGCGTCGATTAACTTTGGTGATGAACAGTTGGCGAACGCAGGGCGTATTGTTTACGACCATAATGGCAATGCTAACACTATGGCGTTTTATACAAGCGCAGCAGAACGTATGCGCATCGACAGCTCAGGTAATGTTGGGATTAATGGAACTCCAAGCGCATCAGATGGGGTATTTAAACTTATACAGATTGGCGGCGCAAACAAGTATGCAACCTTTGGCGCACAAGCTAATGGCGGTTTTGCTGCTTTAATGGGTTCTAACTTTTATTACAATGGGGGTTGGAAAAGGACAGATGCTGGTCGTGTAACTAAAATAGAAACTGGGCCAGATAGTAGCTCTGAGGAGTTGTTTAGTTTTCAGTATGCTGGAGATGGAGCAGCAGACAGTGCAATTTCTTGGTCAGAAGCCATGCGCATCGACAGCAGCGGTAACTTGCTGGTGGGGACTACTGACAGCACTCTCGTAGGACGCCCAGATACTGCGAGATTATGTGTTGACAATGAAAATGGGGAAGATTGCATCCAGATTAGAGGTTCTGGCTCTGACCACCTTAATATAGCTAGTTGGGTACCTGTCACTGGCAATGCTTATCACATTGGCTTCGGTTCAGGTACAAGCTCATATACTGAGCATGGTGTTATAAGCACCAACGGCTCCACTACTACATATAGCACAACCTCTGATCATCGCTTAAAGGAAAATGTTGTTGATCTTGAAGGGGCGACTGAGCGTTTAAAGCAGCTAAGACCTAAGAGGTTTAATTTCATTGTTAATCCTAACACTATATTGGACGGTTTTTTAGCACATGAGGCACAGGTTGTTGTTCCAGAGGCTGTCACAGGTACTAAGGACGCAATGCGTGATGAGAGATATGAGGTTACTCCAGCCGTCACAGATGATGATGGCAATGTTACAACTGAAGCTGTCATGGGGACACGCTCTGTGCCAGCCTATCAAGGCATTGACCAAAGCAAGCTGGTTCCACTGCTAACGGCTGCACTGCAAGAGGCACTTGATGAAATCACCGACTTGAAAGCACGGGTTGCTACACTGGAGGCTAACTAATGTCAGGCTATATCGGCAACGCTCCAGTCCCACAGGCGACGCAGACTAGGCAGACCTTTACGGCCACCTCTGGGCAGACCAGCTTTGCTACGGCGGGCTATACGGCGGGCTTTGTGGATGTCTATATGAACGGCGTGAGGCTGGTCGATGGCACCGATTTCACGGCCACTAACGGATCTGACGTTGTGCTGACATCTGGCGCTGCCA